GGCATTCCGGTAATAATGAGCGGAACTGGAGGTTTATGGGAGAATTGTGGAGCGGCAGGAGAGGCGTCCGAATTAACTGCCGAAGCCTTTGCCATGCATATAGAAAAACATGACAATCAAAAAGTGTATCTTCGTCAAAGCAAAAAAAGTCGAATAAGAAGTCGTGAATTAGATCCCGTGAACGAACTTGCACAATTTAACGAATGGCTAAAATTAAAAGTAAATGAATATCCTTATAAGTAAAACGGTAACAACGGACATAGTCACGGAGTTGGTAACAGTGGACGATGCAAAATTATGGTTGAAAATATCTTTTTCCGAAGACGATACTTTAATTGCATCATTAATTAAAGCGGCTAGAATTTACCTCGAAAACTTAACTAACTATGTATTAGGAGCAAAAACGATAGAAATTATAGCAGATTTGGATTATGCCGAATCGTATTATTTTCCTGCACCATTGACATCAATTTTAACCTTTCAAAAATGGGACGGTTCAGCATTTGTGGCGACAACAGGGTATTATTTGTTTCGCAATTCATTAGTCATTGACGATTCTGGACGTTACAAAATTACATTTACGTGCGGTTACACAGTTTTACCAAACGACTTTAAAACAGATATTTTAAAGTTGGTGGCGTGGAATTATCAAAATCGTGGTTTGGATTTTAGCAATGAAAATACAAGCCTTGTAGACTTCCCTAAATTGGCAAGTGATTTTTACAAACAAATCGTAATCTAATGGCAACGGCATCAGGCATTTTTATCAATTTTGATTCACTGAAGGAAATCAAAGAAAAGTTTAAAAACCTTTCTGCGGATGCTGCAAAAGATGTTGATGCAATACTTGAGGTTTCGGCTCAAAATATTGCAACATTGGCAAAGCAAAATTTACAGGGTATAAACTACAATCCTAATGATTATCAAAAACCATTGGAAAAATTGTATGCAGTAACGGACAATATAACAGATTTAAAACAAAGTATTGGTGTAAACGCAAATGGCATAATGAATTATGAAGTTGTGGCAACAATGCCATACGCTGCTTATATTGAATTTGGCACTGGCGGAGCGGTAAAGATTCCTCAAGGGGTTGAAGATTACGCAATACAATTTAAAAAACAAAACAGGCTAAACTTATCAATGAAAGCAAATCCATATTTATTTCCTGCCCTATTTCAAATTAAGCCGCAAATTATACAAGACATTGTAGACGTTTTAACAAATTAACTATGAATAACCCGGGCAAAGCTATAAGAGATGTTTATTATACTGCGCTTTCAACACTTGGTGCAGGGGCAAACTTTATTTCAGACGGCAACGGAAATATCTTTGCAGACGGTGCAGGCAACTTGCTTATAACTTCGTCAGCAACGGGAACTTATGCAGTTTTTGACGATTTGCCTTTAGAAACTTTGCCGCAGAATTACATTTACATCAATTCTATTGATTATAATCAAGTTGGTAATAATCAACTTTATGTACACGATGCAGTCGTAACGGTGGATATTGTCACTCGACAATATAAAAAAGTTGATCGTGATACAGTTGACGCAATGGCAGCCGAAGTATTGACGGCAATAATACAAGGTAACTTGCAAGATGCAACGTTTCAAATTATTGACGTAAATTTGATAAGTTCAAGATACCTAACCAATCAAGATGGGGCGTATTTTTTAACAAGAAATATTTTAAGGTTTCAGCAAAATTTAATAATTAATAAAAACTAAACATTATGGCTCAAGTCATTGGAGTTAATCAAAACATTGAAGTTGACGTTACCGGAGTAGGTTCAACTTACAAAAGTTTAATTTGTTTGCGCAATTCAAGCGTTGAAGGCACAAATTCAGTATCGGAAGAGGAAACCGGATGCGGTAAACTTACAAGCGTTGCAAATCCTGGATTTACATTTTCTGCGGATGCAATTTGTGAAACTGCGCCGACTATAAGCCAAGTTTCTTACAAAGATTTATTAACGGCATTTGCCGCCAACACTTTGGTATCTGTTCGAATGCAGTCTCCCGTTGTAAGTGGTTCGTCTATTGGTGTGGCTTACTACCATCAAGCATTTTGTTACATTACTGGTTTAACTTTGAATCAAGACGCAAAGGGCGGCGCTTACATCAGCTTTACCGTTAAGTTTCAATCAACTGGAGTAATTGACGTAACCGTATAACTATGAATGGCTATACACAAATAGAATTTAAGAGTCAACTTCGAGGCATAAAGTTTGGTATGTTGGCGGTACAACAAATTATGTTAGCTGCCAGCAAACTAAATGCAGAACTTGGAAACGAAATCGACATTGCACTTATTCCGGAAGTTATTTATTGGGGTTTGTACAATTGTAGCATCAACAAACGTGAAATCATCGATTATACATTTGAAGACGTGTGCGAGTTTGTGGACGACAACATCCACAACAAAGATATCTTTGTTCAAATTATGTTATGTTTTTATGACTCAAAAATCATAAAGGCATCATTGCCTCAAGCTGAAACGGACGAAAAAAAAAGTTTGATTTAACGGTTGTAGATGGTTGGCATAATTTGAAGCGGCTTGTAGTTGGTGAGATTGGTATTACAAATTATAATGAACTTACGTTCGTGGATGTAATGCAAATCATTGAGGGGTACAATGATAGGGTAATTCAGTCTTACAAACAAACACGCCTTTTGATGTTTACAATGGCTCGTTTATTGGGAGATTCAAATAAAGTACCTTCTACCGTTGAGGAATTTTGGACATTGCCAGGCGATGAAATCAATCCACAAATGAAAGAAGATGAATTGAAAGCTATTTTTGACAATCTAAAAAAAGCTAAAAATGAATGAAGAGTTAAAAATTATAATAGGGGCAGATGTATCAAATTTGCAGGGAGGCGTTAAAAAGGCTGAGGAATCTATTAACGGTTTGGGCAATGCTGCAAATAAAGCAAAACAACCGATTGCAAATGCATCATACGCATTAACCACAATGAGTGGCGTTGTCCGTGATTTGCCTTTCGGATTTATTGCAATACAAAATAACTTACCATTAGTAGTTGATAGTTTTTCCAATCTTACTAAAACATCTGGAGGCGTTGGCGGAGCGTTGAAGGGATTAGGTGCGGCGTTGATAGGACCGGCCGGTATTGGTTTTGCCTTCGGTGCGGTAACATCAATTGTAACCGGATTAATTCAAAATTACGGTAGCTTAGGTAATGCGATTGATGTAATCTTTGCCAAAAATAAGCAAGCAGCAGAGGCAACGGCTACGTATAATAAGGAGTTGGAAAAGGGGCAAGGGACAATAGGTGCGGAGGTTGCAACGATTGACATTTTGGTTAAAAGATTGACAGATTTAAAAGCACCTTATCAAAGTCGGCAAAATGCATACAATGAATTAAAGAAGGTTCAGCCCGACATCTTAAGAGGCATGACAGAGGAAAATGCTTTGTCTGCATCTTCCATCGGCGTAATATTGGGTAATGCAAACGCACGAAAAGAACTTTTGCTAATCAAGATTAAAGAGGCGGCAATTGGTAAAGTTTTAGATGAAAATGCATCAAAAGAATTACAAGCATCTATAAAACTTGGAAATGCAAAATCGGCAGAAGCTAAAATTCAAAAACAATTAGATGAAAGCAAAAAAAATTTAGATCCTGCAAGTGATAAAATCAGAAAGCAAGAGATTGCATTATCTTTTGCATCAAGAGCAACTAAGGAATTGCAAAAAGATTACGATGCGTTAAGAAATATTACACTAAATTATACCACTCAATTAGATCCTTTAATAGGCAGAATTGCAGAAATAAACAATGAAACACAAAAAGGAGTCGACGCAGCAAAGGCGGACGCAGAAGCAAAAAAGAAGCAAGCAGACCAGGCGGCAAAATTAGTAGCCGAAACAAACAATGTAACAACGGCAAAGATTAAACTTTCTGAGCAGCAAGCATTGGAAAATAAAATGGCTAAAGAACGTCAAGCTATGCAAGGCGTACCACAGGCAAACTTTGAGAGGCAATCTGTTTCGCCTTTAGCAACAGCCGGACAAGTTACTTCCTTTCAAGGTTCACCGATTGCCCAAAATTTATTGGACGAAGCAGCCGCAGCAGCAGCCGCACGGACGGAATACGAAAAATACGCATCTTCAGTTAGTACACTTGTTGCACCAGCTATTGACCAACTTTTTACGGCATTTGAGAACGGTAAAAATGTATTTCAAGCATTGGGCGATACAATCAAAAGTTTGGTGATTGACATTGCAAAGGCCATTATTAAGGCCACAATTCTAAAGGCAATTACAACGGCTGTTAGTGTAGGAAGTGGCGCAGGGTTTTTCGGTGGATTATTTAACGCATTAGCCGGTGGACTTGGTGGCGTTTCCGCTCCGACATTTGGGGGAGGTGCAGGATTAGGCGGAGGCTTGGCACTCAATGGGCAAGTTGTTTTCGTACAACGTGGAACGGATTTAGTTGGGGTGCTGAATAAGGGAAATTCACAAATTAATAGAGTAGGCTAATGGCAAGAAAATATTATTCAAGTTGGGTAAATGCGGAGGGTGATAGTTGTCAATTGGATTTCTATTTTGCAAGTTATAACGGAGCGGCAACGGAGTTGAGCAGCGGCATGAGGGCGTTTGTCCTCAAAGAATTTAATTCGGATAATGATTTCTATAAACCTATTCGACCGCAACAGGCGGAGTTTGAAATTTTAGCGGACAATGTGACGCTTGAATCGTTTTTATTTAATAATGATAACGAAGTTTCTATACAATTTTTATGGAATGGCACAGTTTACTGGCGTGGTTGGCTTATACAAGATGATTTTGAAGAGTCTTGGATTGATAGCAAACACTTTATAACGTTACGAGCAACGGAGCAACTAAGCGGGTTAAATATCATTGCACCAACTTTATCGGTTGGGCATTCAACGCCTTTGGCATTTATACTAAATGCAATTTCTACTACCACAATAAGCAATACTGTTGATTACGGTTTACGAGTTGTTAACAACTTGTTTTATGAAACAATGACGGATAAAGATGTTGACGATACGGCTACGTGTTTAGACCAAATGTATATCTCAAATTCTACATTTCAAAGAACGCTTACAACCTTTGACGATTATCAGACAATTTTAGAAAAAATAAACACATCTTTTAATCAAACAATATTTCAGTATCGTGGTGCAGCGTATTTAATGCGAATGAGCGAATTTCTAACTTACACGGCAAATATTCCGGGCATTCAATACCAACCATTCAACATTGTTGCTCCGGTTATTGCAACAAGCGAAAATTATATTACATACATTGGAATTGATGAGTATATTAAGCCAATTATGCCGGAAATGTTGCGGCAAGTTGTTAGACCGTATAAGAAATTTCAAATTGATTATAAGTATGAGTTTCCGGTTGAGATTATTTGTAATGAAAGCCAACTTCGTGGAGCATTAGTAAGCAGCGATGCAAGTTTACGTACTTACGAAATTGATTGTTGGAATATGTATACATGGATAACAAGAGCAACAGCAGCAGGAAGTAATAAGTATAGATTGCAAGTTTTAAATAATGGACAAATAATTGACGATTACGCAAAGATTTACACAAACGCTGAAAACGAAAACTATTTAATCTCGCAGGGTATTATTTTAAGCCAAAATAATATTTTTGAATTAACATTTAGTTATAAAAGATTTATCAGCGGTACAGGACCAGCAACATATAACGCAGCCTATGTAACTTTTGAAACTTATGGAGGTGCAAAATACACTTTAGATGATGATGGAACTTGGGCATTAAGTAATTCAGCTTATAGTATAAATAGAAAGTCTTTAGATGCTAATTATCTTGCAACACAAAATGTTAATGAATGGGTTGAGGTTAAAGTTGTATCAAAAGATGCACCAGCATCAGGACTTCTTTATATTAATTTTATAAACAATATTGCAGGAGAACAAACCGGAATCAAAAATATAAAAGCAAATGTAAGAACAGGATTGCGTTTGGACGTTACCGGAGATTATGACTTGTACACAAAAAGTGATAACATTAAAAACAATTTACGCCTACAAACTAATTTAGATGATGGCGAAAATAGATACTGGAAAGGTGCTATATTTTCTCCCGACAACACCCTAACCGGGGACAATTGGTACCGAATGCAATACCAAAGCGAAAGCCTTACATTTAAACGTGAAAAGGCGATTGCACATTGGTTGTTAAATAGACGTTACCGTCAATTAATTACAGGCAATTTTTACGGATTAACGTGGAACAGTAGAGACGATTTAATTGGGTTAATGAATCGTTTTATCTTTACGGACGATGCACCGACAAAACAGTTCATGATAGTCAATTTGCAGGAAATGGATTTTGTTTCTTGTCAATGGAAAGCAACGTTAATGGAAACGTACGATTCAACTATTGATACGTCATTTACTGACTATCCTGCGCACTCGTTCGACTTTTTATATTCAGAATAACGTAATTTTACATTATGGCAATTGTTAAAGCATCAGAAGTTAGTATACAATTTAAAATAAGCAGTGTATTTTATACGCTTCAATGCAGCAAGGATGCCACTATTTCCATTTCTCAAGATAATTTAGAACTTGCACCAAAAACAAACCATCGGTATAAAAAATACATACCGAATAGAATTAGCGGAACGATTCAAGGATCTGGAGTTGTAGAAACGACTAACAATTACAATATTTTCCAATTGCAAACATTACAACTTGCGGGTACAGACGTAGAGTGTAAATTCGTTGTAGGCAGCAAAAATTATACAATGAGTTGTTTGATTTCCGAATTAACTATAAACGCGTCTGCATCAGGATTTGCAAACTTTACATATAACCTTATTATTAACGGATTAATAACCTTAGCATAATGGCAAACATCTTAATATCTCAACTTACCGCAGCAACGCCACAGGCAACAGACTTACTAATCTTTGCGAATCCTACAACTGGCTTAGCAAAGAAAATGACAATTGCAGATTTTAGAACAACTTTTTCTATACCATCAACCGCAAATCCAGATGCTGGATTTTATCCTTTTCTTTCAGCAACTGAACCAAATATTTTTGAGAGTTCAGGTTTAAAACAAGCTGCAAATGGTGGATTAATTCTTGCGGATAACGGAAATTTTACAGAGCGTGAAAGCGCCATTTTAGTTTTGAATTCAACTACAAAAGGATTTTTATTACCACAATTGACAACTACACAGCGTGACGCAATAGTTAATCCACGCAATGGGATTATGGTTTATAATCTAACTACAAGTTTTTTAAATTATTATAATGGCGCTGCATGGACTACTATAAACGTAGGGGCAAGTAGTATTACAACTTTAAACACATTAACGGCATCAACGCAAACTTTCGCAACGTCAACTACAGGAACAGATTTTACAATTACGTCCGCAACTTCAACACATACTTTTAATTTACCTTCTGCATCTGCCGCAAATCGTGGATTGTTAACGGCGGCGGATTGGACAACATTCAACAACAAACAAACGGCTTTAGTATCGGGAACAAACATAAAAACCATTAACGGTGCATCAATTTTAGGCAGCGGAAATATAGTAATAAGTGGCGGTACTGGGTTGACTTCTTTAAACGGATTAACTGCCGGCACTCAACTTTTTGCGGTTGCGTCAACGGGAACGGACTTTACAATATCAAGTACAACGGATACACATACTTTTGCAATTCCGACAGCATCAGCAAGTGCAAGGGGTTTGCTAAGTTCGGCAAATTGGACAACATTCAACGGTAAAGTAGGTTACACAGGTGCTACTGCGGATTTAAATTTAGGGGTTTACAACTTGTTTACAAACAATATATTTACAGGGTTTACAAGCGTGGCGGCATCGGGTACATTGATAACGTTAACAGTTACATCAACACCTTATTATAATGTAACGGGAAGCGGCGGACAAATTATAAAACTTCCCGATGCAACTACCTTACAAAATGGGGCATCATTTGTTTTCAATAACAACCAATCAAGCGGAGCGATAACCATAAACAACAATAGCAACACTTTAATTGCTTCAATCCCTTCGGGCGGTTATGTTACAATAACTTTACTTTCAAATTCAATAGCGGCAGGAAGTTGGGATAGACATTTTGAAGCACCGTCAAACGTTTCATGGAGTACAAATACTTTTGATTATGCAGGAAGTATAACGTCTGCCACTTGGAACGGGGTATCAATTACAGATACTTACATAAGTTCGGCAGCAACTTGGAACGGTAAGCAAGCAGCGTTAAACGGCACAGGGTTTGTAAAAATTAGCGGTACGACAATAAGCTATGACAACACTACTTATTTAAGCAGTATTACTTCGGGAAATGTTACAACGGCTTTAGGGTTTACACCATATAACGCTACAAATCCATCAAATTTTATAGCGTTAACTTCTTTATCTTTTGCGGCTGGCAGTGGGGCGTATAATTCAGCTACAGGAGTTATAACCATCCCAACAAATAACACCCAAATAACTAATGGCGCAGGATACATAACCACAAATCAATCAATAACACTAAGTGGAGATGTAACAGGCACAGGAACAACAGCCATTACGTCAACACTTACAACAGTTACGCAAGCATCAAGCGGAAACTTTGTTAAAGTTACTTTAGATACAAAAGGACGTGTAACAGGCAATACCGCAGTAGTGGCGGCAGATATTACGGCATTAGGTTTTGCGGTTTCAACGATAACTACAAACCGTCAAACGGCATCTTATACACTTGTTTTAGCGGATGCAAACAAACTTGTAGAGATGAACGTAGCAACGGCTAACACGTTGACTGTTCCAACAAACGCAACGGTAGCATTTCCAATTGGTACGCAAATTTTGATTGCACAGTACGGAGCAGGGGCGTGTACAATAACGGCGGCAAGTGGTATAACATTGCGAAGTGAAAGCGCAAAATTAAAAACAAATGGACAATACAGCGGAGCAACACTTGTTAAAATTGCAACAGATGAATGGTACGCATTTGGAAATTTAATTGCATAATAAAATGATATTATCAAGCATAGGTATAATAACGAGTAAGGCGGCAGCAGCGTCAGCAGGAATTGTAACGGACGGGTTACAATGTCAATTAGAGGCATCTGTTTATAGTGGCTCGGGAAATTGGCTAGATCAAAGCGGAAATGGAAAAAACTTTACGCCAACTAATGGAGTAACTTTTGTATCCGCAGGAACTTCTGGCATAAATAGTTATTGGAGCTTCGATGGATCTAATGATTATTTCGCAGGACCAGCTTCAAACTCTTTTAACATTGGTAATGAACACACTATTGAATTTGGCACGCAAACTGCAAATAATGATAGTAATACTATTCTATCATTTACGGGCGGAACAGGAAGTGGAAACGGATATGGAATTCATATATGTATACCTGAATATGATGGTGGCAATCAACGTATAAAATATGATGTTACGAGCGATTATACTGGGCGTATGTATTATGATGAGGTTGCAAATCAATTATTTGATTTGAATATAGGGTGGCAATTTAGAAAATTCAGCGACGCTTCACCTTATCGAACAATTACAAAAAGTAGGCAAGGCTATGAACAAGTAAACAAAACACTGTCAACACCTATAAATATTACTCAACAATTGGACGGTAATGCTGTATTAATTGGCCAAAATCCCGGTAAAGGCGAAAACTTTCAAGGTAGATTATATTATTTTAGGGTTTACAACAGAAAGTTAACAGATGCGGAATTAGCTCAAAATTGGGCAGTTGACAAGATTAAACTTGGAATATCATGATAAAAACATTTTGCATATTTTCAGTTTCAGAATTAAAACTTATTAATTTTGATGAAGTTTTAGAAACATCTATTGATACTGTTAGAAAATCTGTTGATGGTACAAAAACATTTGTTAAATGGTACGGAAGTGCACCAAGTTGTATTTTGCAATTAACTACAGTACAAGGATTTTATACATTAGAT